CGGTCAGCCCACCAAGCATCTACCTGTTCGCGCCATTCTCGGCTGTGCCTGGTACGTCCTTCCAACAAGTCACGGTCCCAGCCAAACACGCTACTTACAGCATCTTTCAAGGTGTTAGCAAAACTTTCACGTCTGAACTGATGTATGTTTACTAGATAGTCTGCCATGGTGTCTTTGCCAGCACCTATTAATCCTACCACTCCAATGATCATCTGATCTCCCTTACTTTTAGGTGTTTGAGTGTGGCCTGCAACATGCCAATCTGTCTGCGGCAGTCTTCCAGGGCATGATGGCTGGTAGGTGGTTTAGGTAGCTCAGGCCATAGGCTGTAGATTGTTCTGGCATCACGCACATTGTAGAACTGCCAAGGCAGGCTTTTGCCATAGCTCTTGTAGGCATGCTCAAGTATGTTCATGTCATAGGTAGGACCGTTTGCGAATATAAACTTGTGTTGCCAGGCTATTTTATATAGACTATCAAGTGCTTGATCAAGGTCTACACGACCTTCTTCCATGAATGCCTCTGCTTGTGCTTCAGGTTGAGTGGCCCACCAGTCTATGGTGTCTTGTTGTATGGTGCGATTGGTCTGGCTTTCCAGAGTGATTCTAGCATAGTAGCAACGATCATAATGACCTGTACCAAACGGATCAAAGCTCTGTGCGGCTATGGTCAGTATGGTAGCATCCGGTCCGGTGCCCAGACCTTCTATGTCGATCATTAAAGAAGTGCTCATGCTATGATTATAGCATGCATTTTGGTAGAAATCTACAGGTGTTTAACCTATGACAAACGTGATTGGCTGGCTGCCATCCACGTAGTTTTTGAGCTGTTCGATCAGGCTGTCCATCTGGGCCTGTGCTTCGGTTTTGAGCGCAGTGCCATTGAGTTGGCTGCCGCCTTGTGGTCCAGCGTACTGACCAAACTTCTCACGGGCTTCACCTATGATCATCTTGGAGGCGGCCACCATGTAGTCACGTATCCACTGCTGTATCTGGAAATCTTGCAACAAGTTGAACTCAGGTTTGAGATTGTAGGTCCATAACAGCACATTTTCTCCGGTGCCTTTGGGATCACGGATTAGTTGCAGTTTTTTAGTCACCGGATTCCAGGTGTAGTTCATGTAGGCACCAAACATGCGACCGGCCAGTTCCACATACTGGCTGTAGAAATCATAGGTGGCTAGTCCACCGGCCACGTTGAAATTCATAAGATACACGTTCATCGACGCCTGACTGAATGGATCAAAGTTGCTGGCATAGGGACCTGTTGAATCTCCAAAGGTCCTGCGGAAGATCTGTCGCACAGTGATCACTTCTTGCGGCAGGGTGTAGATGTTCACATTGGCCACCAGCTCCATGAATGTGTAGCTTTCTTCATAGGCATTCTGGGCCCGCTGGCGATACACACCAATGGTTCGCTGATAGGCGGCTTCGTAGTGTTCGGCATCCAGTTCCAGGTCCACGATCTGGTCACCCAGGTTTAAGCGTACATAGTCAAACAGTTGTTGTTTCAGCGTTTCAAGACTGTTTTGTTGTTGGGTTGATAGGGCTGTGGACATGTAGGAAACTCCGTTCCTGTATTTACCAGGCCCGTAGTATGATCAGGTTATCGTTGCCACGTCCGTTGAACTTGGTTTCTGTGGATCGTATGTCTCGGAATAGCTTGCGGGTCGCTGGTTTACCGCCGGCCAGTAGTTCTTTAAGTTGCTCTGCGGGTTTTCTCAGTGTTTTTTGCACAGTCTGCGTGACATCAAACCCTACTATAGCCGACCCTTTGACACTGACGGTGCCCAGATGGCTATCAGCCATGACATGGATCAGCTTGCGTTTCTTGGTGTCATACAGCCAGGCTTCACTGGCACCCACCAACTGTGCAGGTGCGATGCTGGCCAGCTTTAGTTCAGCAAAGTCTTTCTGATACTTGAACTTGGCGCTTAACCGTTCTGGACTCACAGCCTTCTTGGCTCGAGGTTTACGTTCCACTTTCTTGATCTGCACATAGTTGCCACAGTCGGCTATGACCTGCTCAATAAACTTGATGCACTGTTTGATTTGGTTTTTGTTGAGGTGACTGTAACCTTCGGCTAGATCTGCATCGGTTCCTTCTACGACTTCTTCAAACTCGGCCAACCGTATTTTCCAAATGTCAGCAATCATGCCCACCATGTTGGGGCTGATGTTCATGCCACGTATCTGTGCAATGGGTTTCCAGTCGGCACTCATTTTAGCACCTGCGGCAACGAAATCATCAAACATGCCTTCCAGTTCTCCGGCACATTCACTTACTTTTTCACGCAGGTGGTCTTGTATGGTCAATCGAGTCACGGCTGTTTCGGCTTCGTCGATGACCTTTTTGACTTCTTGTTTGATTTTCAACATGCTGGCGATCTGTTCATCAATGATGCACTGTTCATGCTCGTTGAGTTGCAGACCCATCAGGGTCATTCTACACACCCAGGCCGGTGTAAGTCGGATTTGACTGTCAGGAATACCACGCATGGTCTTGGCATCTTTGCTTCGATGATTCACGTCCAGATACTGACACAGCATGTCCTTGGCATCTCGTTTGCCATAGTGATAGTTGTACCAGGCAAAGGCCTTGCTGAATGCACTGATGCGATTTTCTTCTGTGGGCTGGAATTTCCAGTCTGGCTCGTGTCCTATATATTTGGTTTCTGCGCCTTTGGGATTCAACGGCTTGATCACGGTTGTGGCTCGTGCGTTCATGGCATCTCCTGAGTGTAAAATACTATTATAGCATCGGGCTCTTTTTTGGTCAACCGTTTAACAATGCCGCAAATGTCAAGTGTTGCTCCAGGTTGGTCACAAGTGCTTGGGCTTGTTGCACCAGTTCCTGATAGCGCAGGGTTTCACGATGCAGTCTACGGCACTCCACGCTGGCCTGATCTGCGGCCAGCATGGCTGCATCAATGGTGCGGACCATTTTCAGCAGATCTCTGCGGGCTACCTTGTTGGGTATCTGAGGTATTTGTCGTTCTGCAAGATCCAGGCGCTGATACAGTTCATCCATGCATGTAGTTATCTGGGCTTTGAGCTCACTGGACAAGTTGGCCCATAAATACATGACTATGCCGCGGCTCAGCCTTTACAGACCCAACAGAACCTACGACTACCAGTATCTTGACCGCAACATCAAGGAAATGTTCACTGTGGGTGGCATCGATATCTACATCCACAAATACCTGGGTCCGCAACTCAACCCAGATCAGACCAACACGCCAGGCGATGCCACCATCCCCACCTATGCTTCAGAAAATCCCCTGTTCATAGAAGATCTCCTGTTGCTGGAAAATCGCGACCGGGTGTATGCACCCGACATCTTTATCATGCGTGGGGTGTATCGCACGCAGGACATTGATTTTGACTTGACGCAGTTTGGCCTGTTTCTCAACGGTGACACCCTGTTTGTGACCTTTCACTACAACAACATGATTGACACCCTGGGTCGCAAGCTCATGAGCGGAGATGTGATTGAAGTGCCCAATCTCAAAGATTTTCATCCCTTGAACAGTGCCCTGCCTTTGCCCCTGCCCAGATACTATGTGATCCAGGATAGCAACTATGCTTCGGAAGGTTTCAGCCAGACCTGGCAACCACACCTGTGGCGCATCAAGGCCACGCCCATGGTCAATGCTCAAGAATACAGCCAGATCATCAACCAGCCGTTCATGCCGGAAAACATCTGGGATCCTGGCAACTTCTATCCCTCTGGCGAAACAGTCAACAACGGTGGTGTCTACTATCAGGCCGCACAGAATGTTCCACCGGGCACAGCTATTACTAATACTACATATTGGACCTTGATAGCAAATCCTGCCACAGTAGGTGACCGGATGAGCACCAGGCCCAAGGATCTCTCCATCAATGATGCCATACTGACCCAGGCCCAGGCCGATGTTCCATTGTCGGGTTATGATGTTACCAAGTTTTATATATTGCCCACAACCAACGGAGATCCAGCCAGTGCAGGACTCACAGCCGACGACACCAGTCCCACTGTGGATGGCACCCAAGGTGGTCAAGGCACCACACCCAAGAGCTTTGGCTATACCATGGGCTATCTCACTGGAGCACAAACAGCACCCAATGG